ACATTTTGCCATCCAATCTGCATCCCAAGATAGTTCTGTATCAATCCATGCTGCTCTACCACCTTGTTTTTGTACTTGAGCAACTATTTGTGATGATAAATAAGACTTACCAACATTAGTTGGACCGTAAATTAAAGTCATTCGTTTCTTTGGTATACCACCACCAGTCAATGTATCAAGAGCAGGTATTCCAAAAGGAATTCTACCATAGTCAAAAACATTACTATCTCCCAGCGTTAAATTAAGATTTTTATCTTTTAATAAATCTTGAATTGCTTTTTCTGCATTGTCTTTCATTCTTGTCCCCTTGTTCTAATTGCTTCTGCCCAAGCAAAATATACAGCACAGGCTTGAATAATTTCTTCATACATATGTCCATCATCTTCTTCGTAAATAGCTCTGGCTACTTCACCATTCTCTTCAGTTGCAATTACATTCCAATACTGATCAGAATGGTTAGTTTGATCTCCATACATTTTATCTTGTCTTTCTCTTTCTTTAAGAACATCTTCTAGTACTACAGCTCTAATTACTTCACTCATTTGATTCCTCCAATATTTCATCCAAACTATTATCTAATTTATCCTTTACTGTTTTAAATATTTTATCAGCATACTCTTTAGATTTATTTAATTGTTCATCTAAGGGAAGTTCAGTATCAATATCATGTATATCTACATCCATTCTTCCATATTGATTTGTACTTAGATCACCTATCCTATAAGTAAACCCTAATTTTATTCCTACTTTAGCCATTTTTATAGCCCTCCTTTTTTTTCCTGTTCTTTGTACTTTTATTACCAGTAATATCAGACCATTTAAATCCTTCTTTTTTATATGCTTCATCTGGTCGTCTAGGTATGCGTTTTAAATCTTCATATAAAGCAGGATCAGTATTCTTAGCCTTCTCTATAGCCTCATTTAATGCTCCTATGCCATATTTATCTACACAGTTTCTCCATTTTCCGGGATTGAAATGATCTTCACTTTTTGGTTTTATATAATTTTTTATTAAATTTACAGCTTCTAAATATGGAAGTTTCGTTTTTCCACCATATGCTCTTGATTCTCTTTCAGTTTTTGCTCTATGATGTTTAAGACATAATAGTTGACATACTTTCATCTCTTTTACAATTCTTGATATGCTTCCCTTTTGAATTATCTGACTCATTTCAGATTTTTTATTTTTAGCATCTATATGATCAAATTCCAACCATGAAATTTCCGGACCTGTATAATTTTTCCTCCTAGGATTTCCATTAGTTTTTATTACTTCACCTGTATTATAAATTAAATAATATCCCCCTTCATCATCTTTTTGTCTATCTCTATTAAATGCATAATATGAAATGGGTCCTACTACGTCACATCCGGCAGCTTCACAACCTCTTGGACTTGTGTTACCATAGTGTTCTTCCCATGCAGTTATTTTTTTTGCGAAACGATGTACTCTCATGTGCCCATTTGTTTTTTCTAAGGTACCATTTTTATTAACTTTATAGTCCATGTTCCACAAATCATATGGTAACTTGTCTTTATACTTGTCATAAACTTCATCTTTATATTTAAGTTTATAAGTTTTTTGAGATGTACCATGATGATTAATATATGTACTTTCAACATTAAATTTATTATTATTTTTCATTTTTTATAACCCCTTTCTTTTCTTAACTTTTGGATTAATCTTAAAACTTCTGGATTTGAGATTAATCTAATATTTTCATGCTTCATATCAAAATCACCATTAGGTAGTTTTGGATAATCATCACTTTTAATTTTTTCCAATAAATATTCTTTATGGGTAATATTACATTTACTACATTCACCAGTTATAAATCCTTGAGGGGAATCAGGGGCACGTCTTTCTTTAAAAATAAAATAATGAGGATTACAAGTAAATTCCTCTAAAGTTTTCATACCATCATCAGTATCGATATAACTATTACTTTTAGACTTCTCCATTTTTTATTAGCTCCTTAGCTATTAGCATATCTATGTATTGTTTAGCTTTCTTTAAATCCTCAACACCACCTTTATCTTTCCATCTACATATATATTTTATTACATTTCCTTCTGCAAATAATAACTTATTTGCATGTATAAAATCCCAAGGTTCTATCTCTAAATGATAATGTGTTGGATCAGTAGAATTTCCTATAGCATCATTCGATATATCAGGATATCCTTTCATGTCTCTATATTCCTTCCATGTTAAATCTGGATAATTTTTCTTCTTATCTTCATATTCTCCTGATGTAAAATTATATTGAAGTTTAGGGTTTTTCCATCCTGCAGGCATACTATTCTTCCTCCATAGGTGTTAATAATTCTTTCATTTGAACAAATATTGGAGTTCTATCTCCTACCCATGCCCCCTCAGTATTGTACTCAAAATACTCCATAGCTTCTTGATAACACTCATCTCCCACTTCTTGCACTGTACTTAATCTTTCTTCAGCAGTCATTTTATCAAAATCATACTCTTTTTTCTTGGTATCATAAAAATCTCTTGCAATAATTTCTATTGCTTTTTCTCTATCATATACAGCATAAGGTCCATTAAATTGTTGATAACCTAATCCTATAAATGCCTCTTTTAAACCATCATAGTATATAGTTTCATCATCATTTTCTTCACACCAAAATATATTTTTATCTTTTTTATCCACTATTTTCCCTACTTTTTCTTAACTTATTTGTTTTCTTTTCTTTTCTTTTTACACTTTTAGGAATAAACTCTTGATTTTCCCTGTATATATTAAGAGTATCGTCTTTTTGTAATTGTTTTTTAAAACGTCTTAACAAATTTTCAAAAGATTCATTTTTCCTAGCTTTTATTTCCATATTAATCCCACTCTATATAATCTTCTAATTTAAATATAGTAACTTTTTTCTCTTCAAAATCTTTTTTAATTGCCCACGAAGGGTAACATACTTCCATATCAACCTCTAAAGGAATATTTAAACTGTTTTCTTTCATAAGTTCTTTTATTTTAGGAGCAACTTCATCTACTTCGTCTTTATGTACTTCACAAATAATCTCATCATGTACTTGTAGAAGTAAATTACTCTTCTTATCCTTTAGGTATTTTGCCACAGCAACCATACGTTCACTCATTATATCTGCACTAGTACCTTGAATAAGATAATTTACACCTTTATAACCAAATTCATTAGGTACTCTATATATTCTACCATATTTATTCCTAACCATTCCTTCTGTTTTAATAGTTCTAACTACGGAATTAAAGAATCTTCTAGAGCCTTTCATATTTTGTAAATATGTATTCTTATAATCAGCAGCTAAAATAGGAGTAGTATTTAATTGCAACGCTAATTTATCTTTACCAATACCATATATAACTCCAAAAGTAATTGATTTAGCTAATTGTCTATAAAATTTAAATTGAGTATCATCTTCAGTAATGTTAAAAGCTATCTTTGCTGCCTCTCCATGAAAGTCAACATTATCTTGTTTCATGAGTTCATTCATCTCTTCATTGTTTACATAGTGCATAAATACTCTAACTTCCATTTGAGAGTAGTCATATGCCACCATTTTGTAATCGTCTCTAGGTATAAAAATATTTCTTATGGCTATTTGTCTAGTATCTTCAATATCAAATTTATCTCCACCTAAGAAACTCCAAGTATTTAATACTTCATCAGTTAATTCTGTATTAGCGTTACCACCCTTACTTGAAACTATAGCCGCTACTCTACCCTTTACTTCTTCTTTATCAGATTCAGATAAATCTCTATCTTCAACATATACAATATCTCTAGGTATATTCTGTAAGTTAGGTGAACTAGAAGACAATCTTCCTGTAACAGTGCCCCAATTATTAAAACTTGTATGAAGCACAGGTAATTCTAAATAAGGTTCTATGTAAGTAGATCGTATTTTTTCTAAAGCTCTATATTGTCTTACTAATCCTGCTAAAGGAGAGTTAAGTCTTACTAAGGCTTCTTCATTCCACGCTTCTGCACCCTTTGCAGTTCTTAAAGGAGAATGAATACCCATATTATTAAAGGTTTCTCCTAATTGTTTAGTACTACTTATATTAAATTCATGTCCTACTAAGTCATATATACGATTTTTTAATACTTCTATTCTAGCAACAGTTTTTTCATACGCACTATTAGCATATTTATTATCTATTACTACCCCTCTTTTCTCCATCATATATAAAGTTTTAGTTAAATCACACTGAAACTCAAATAATTCTAATTGTTTACTTATTTCTAATTTTCGTAATCTATCAGTGTAAACTTTATGAGTCCAATATACATCTTTTATACAATATGGACCAAGTACAGATGGTGGAGCTAAAGAAAAATCTTTAAACCATTTGTTTTTCTTCAAAACTTTTTTAGTCTCTAAATCATAAAGTCCAGCTTCTTCGCCGTAACTCCTTATTATAGTATCAGTTAAACTTAATCTATTTACTATAGTAGATTCAGTCATTCTAACCATCACTAATACATCAACAAGTTTCATCTTGTCTATATTAACACCTTCATTCTCCAAAAATTTAGAATCAAATTTAACATTGTACCCTATAATAGTGTCACATTTATCATTTATAAAAGATACTAATTGATTTAATTCAGTTTGAGTTAAATTAGGTTCTTCTGATTGATGTCTAAATGGAAAATAATATGCTTCTGCATCAGAATAATTCAATGGAACTAATCCGATTCCACATATTTGATTCATATTATAAGGATTAAATCCGTTAGTTTCTACATCTATAATCCATTCAGATGTATCAGGTAAAGAATTTAATGTATCTGTAAATGTGTCTGAGGTTACAATCATAGGTAAATTATGCAAACTCCCCGGAAGGACATTTAAATCCGGAGAGTCTGCTGTTATGGAGGTTGATGCTCTAGAATAAAGAGTCGTCATCATCGTTATCAATAGCTACAGCATCAGATGGTACTGCATCTGTTTCTGTTTCTAAAGTACCATATCTTTGACCTACATACTCTTTTATTGGAGTAAGATTTTTTACTTCTGCTTGTTTATCTTCAGGTAAATCTAAATCACCTGATGTAGAAGTAATTGTATAAGTAGTGTCTAGGCTTGTACCTCTTCTTCTCACTCTTATAACATTTTTATCCAACGAACCATCATCTTCGTATATATCTACGAATTGATTCCAATTACTATTTTGTGCTCCAAAAGATAGAGTTAATACTTTAAAATCATTAACTGTTTCTTTATAAAGCTTTGAACCAGACGGACTAGTTATTTGTTCCCAAGAGTCTACTCTTTGTTCTGTATGCAATATTTCAGTTACATACCCCCAAAGTGCGAACTTGTGTTTTGGAGCTTTCCTTCGACCATCCTCATGCACCATAGCTTCACTTGGAACAGAATCAACTGGTTCTCCATTTTCAACTAGTACACTTGTCCAACCTCTATCAGCTCCCTGTTGAAATTCATATACATAAAATTCTTCCATATGTATATCACCTTCTTCTCCTGTAGCCATAGATTTCATAAAAACTTGATCTCCATCTTTTAACCAAACTTCCTTACCATTAGCTGCGGCAGCTTGAGCAGACCTAGTTTCTCTACTTGTTATATTATTTTGTATCATACTGATTCCTGACATATATCCTCCGTTACCAATATTTTTTATTATTAATTATATTATTAATTATATCATAAGATTTGATATCTTGCACATCTTTATATTCTTTAGGTATATTAATATAAGAAACTTTGATTTTATTACCTAATAATTTCATAGCTCTTTGTTTACCTATTTGCCCCGCTTCATCATTATCTAAACATAGTATAATCTCTTTAGTAGGCAATGTCAATAATAAATCACGTTGTCTATTAGACATACTCATTCCAAGTAATGAAACAGATGGAAATCCTAATTGATCTAACCACATAGTATCCAAAGTACCTTCTGTTATACACACTGCATCACAAGGTTGTATGTATGATTGACCAAATAATACGTAAGACTTTTTAAGTCCTTTTGAATATAAATATTTAGGTATCATTTTTTCTTGTCTAGTAATCCAACCTACAGTTCTAGAATCTTTATCTTGAATTGGAATTACTAAACCATTAGAAGGAGTTATACTACAATTCCATTTACGCATAGTAGTTTTATTAAAACCCCTGTCAAATATCCATCTAGGTACACTACCAGATTTATATGGTATAGATACTTCAGGTAATGATAAATCTTCGATAGTGAATGATGGTATATTAAATATATTACTTTTAATTGTATTTTTATAATCAGTAATATATAAATTGACTTGTTGAAAATCCCACTCCATATATTGTTGTATGAAATTTTTTAAACTTCCCTGCCCACATCCAGCAAAACAAATCCATACACCTTTGTCTGTATTTATTGAACAAGATTCTGTTGTATCATTATGAAAAGGACATAATATAGATATTTCTTCATTACCTACAGGCACATCTATGCCTAAATTAAGTAGTGCTTGTGTCCAATCTATTGAATTAATCATATTATTTAAACTTCGGGAGATATACCCTGTAGAGATACCCATTTTCCTCCTTCCAAAATCCATCTGGAAAAGTTGTGCCACACTGAAAACAATAAGGATCGTTACGCACTAATCCTAATACTTCTTTTTTTAATAATGAATACATATCAATTATAGTTTTACCTACTCTTAATTTACCACCCTCAGAACATTTACCACATTTAGTATTAATTAAGCGTGTCATGATTCTCCTCTATTCTACCTTTATCTACATCCCAAATAAATTCAGTAGTTGAAGCTCCTAAATCTCCATCTCTATATTTTTGAAACATTATTTCTCTTAGTTGTGGCTCATCTTCAATCATACACATTGATATAGCTACATCTGAAGCTCTAATTAAAGCATCTCCAAAGGCTACTTGTCCTGCAGTTGGTTGATTATACATATTTGAGGCATCTCTTGTTGCTTGAGTTGAGGCTATAACTGTTGTATTTGTAGATAATGCCATAGTTTTTAACCCATAAAATAAAGAATGAGATTGTTCCCAAGCTGCTTTATTCCTATCAGCAGTAGAAATTAAATATACTCCATCAATAATAAGTACATCCGGACTATACTTCCGTACTAAATTCGTGATACTAGGTAAAGAGATACTATCTTCTCCACTAATATGATCGCATACTAGTAAATTTTTAAAATTAACTTCCGTTAGAAATTTTTTATACTCATTTTCATCTATAGCTCTACCATTTCGTAAAGCACTATGAGATAATTTATATCCTAATGATTGCCCAAGTAATACATCCATTCTCAAAGCAATAGCTGAAGAAGTCATTTCAGTAGATACAAGTAAAGTTTTATAACCACTTCTTATCGCATCTGAGGCAAGTTTACAACATAACCATGTTTTTCCTACTGTCGGTCTAGCATAAGCAGTAATTAAATCTCCAGCTTGCCATCCAACACCTGCTGCATTAATCATATGGAAAGGAGTCCGTATACCTATTAAACCATCCCCCATTTTTCTAATAGAACTTCTTCTTTGCCACTCTTCGTATCTATCTAAGCCACCATTATCATATTGATTAACATCTTCATCATGTAATATCTCTACATCATTTAGATCATCCATAATCATTCCTAATGCTTTTTTAGGATTATCATCTAACATTAATTGATTTGAATCAAAAGCATTAACAATATTCCTAAACATAACTTGTTTACCAAATTCATTTAATGCATAATTAAAATTAACGGATTGGGCTTCAGATTTAAGAGTGTCAAATTTCTCTAATAAAATTTCTGGTGTGGGGAAGTCTGAATATTCATCAATATATTGTTGAATAAATTTGTAGGTTTCTCCATGCTCTGCAAAATCTTTTGGGGAATAAGTAAAATTCTTGAAATTCCCCGAATCACACAAACTGAAAATAACTCCAGACTCGATAAAATTAAAATTTTCCAATACTACTTCTCTTCGTTTAACTTATTTCTAAGTGATTTTTTTACTTTGTATATTGAGTAGTTTACCACACTTTCTTCTCCATTGACTATCTTTTTATCAGAAATCTTTTTTAATTTCTCTTCAATGTCTTTCATAGTGTGGTTTTGTAGTTTATTTGTAAGGAATTGTTTTTCTCCCTGATCTAAGTCTAACGAATCTATCCAATCAATAAAATCTACTTCATCTAAATTGTTATCTAATTGTTTTACAAAGTCACTTAATTTATAAGAATTGTCATCACCTGAATCAGATTGCATGTCTAAACTATAACTTTGTAGTTTTTTACTTGCTTGAACCCATAAAGTTTTAAGCCTATTTGCCATAGCAGTATGTAAATAAGTATGAAAAATGGCATTTCTATTAGGGTTATATAATTTAGCAGCTTTTATAACAATTAAACGTAATTCTTGGGATAAGTCATCTCTATCATAACCCTGTATATAAATGTTCGATACCATCCTGTTTATCTTCGGTTCCCATTTTAAAATTAAATCGTTGTCTATTTTCACTATCGTCTTTCCTCTTATCCTGATAACATTGCTGTGAACAGTATACATTTTTTAATTTTAATTCGTATCCATGTTTTATACGTTTTCTAGTTCTATAAAAAGGAACTGAACACCAAGAACATTCAAGTCTTTTAAATTTCCACTTGAAGGAGCAGTTTCCTTTATGGATTCCACCACGATCAGTAGTTATTTCTGTGCATACTTTACAGTATACCACACGTTTAGGTTTAGGCGGGTTAGTTTGCAGATTATTTTTCAATAAAACTTCTCTAGCATATTGCCTAGTTATGCCAACTTGTTTGGCAATTTCAGCTGTTGACATAAAGGGATTTCTTTCCCGTAGTCTAACAACTTTATTCTTTGGCTTCATTTTCTAACTGTTCTACTTTCGCAGATAGTTCTTGAATTGCCTTAATCAATGGAGCTACAAATTCTTCATATCTTGCCCCATAACTATCTCCAAGTTTAGTAATCGCAGCAAATTCACTTAAATCATTTATACCATATTTTTTTAAAACCTCGACAACTTCTTGAGCAACAATACCTCTATGAACTGACCCCGTTTTTTTAGGATTCTGCCACTCAAAAGATACGGGTCTTAAGTCATTTATAAAATCTAAACCTAAATTGTTATCTTTAATATTTATTTTTTCTCTTGCATCTGATGTTGAAATTGTTGTTGTTCCTGCAATTAA